CAACCGCCTGGCATGAATGATGAAGCGTATGCTGAGTATCTTGCTGATGTGGAGAAGGCAATCCGTGAAGTGTGTTATGATTCAATCTACCGTTGTTCAAATGGTGCTAGGTACCAGATGAAGGTGGGTGGCATAATGAAAAGCGGGTGGGTTCTTACCTATTTTGTAAATTCGTTAGCTCAATTAGTGTTGCATTTACTTGTATCTATTAGAATGGGTCAATCCGATGATGAGATTTTACGATCACCAATAATTGTTGGTGGTGATGATATTCTCCAAGGTTTGGACAAAGGTTTCGACGTGGATCGGTGTCTGTTTGAGTATGACCAGCTAGGGGTAAAAATAACTCAGGTCCATAAGCATTGCAATATGCAAGGAGCTGAGTTCTTTTCTACTAAATTTTTGCTAAATTCGGGAAGTGGTGTCCTTGAATACAAGCCATGCCGCTTTACGAAACATCTTTTTGCTCTTAAGAATACAAAAACTGAAGATTTGTGTGCTGCTTTAAGCAGTCACATGATGAATTGGTGTTGGGACAATGATGTCTATCAAGTTCTTAGGAAGATGTTTGCATATTTGAGAGAACATCATCCAGATATGGTTGATGAATCCCTCTGTCATCCCATAACTTATTGGAAATATAAGGTTAAAGGATACGAAAGTGTCCAATAACCTTATTTCACGTAGGTAGGTTAGGTAGGGTAAAATTTTGTTTATTTAAATCCGCAAGTACGGATTTTTCTACGAATTACTGCGGTTTATATTATTCCGACGGTAAGATCCAATCTAGTACCAGTAAAGGCTCTAGATTACCAGTTGACAGATTAGATTTAACCTGTCAAATTCACGACACCTCGTACGCTTTAGCTAACGGGGATTTACAGCTTCTTAACGAAGCTGATAATACATTTTTCAACGCCAATTTTGGGGTTGATTTACGTTCTTCTGCTTACGCGGTTGCTGTTAAATACGGTAACCAATTAGACAGAAAAATTTTTGCTATACCTTTTGGAATAGCAGCTTTAGGTTACGGTTTAGCCAGCTCGAAGTTGCCTCCTAAGTTCGTCTCTCGTTCTAACGACGACGATTATAGCGCTTTCAGACCTAGAACTAAGAAAGATTTTGAGGAAGCAAAACCTCAACTCCCAATTAGTGGTAATTTACGTGGGTACAATCCAGACGTAGTTTATCAACCTAAGCCTGAGAAAGATACTGATACTTGTTACGATTGTGACTCTAGTGTTCAGTATAATCCTTATTCAACTCAAAAGAGAAGAGTAAGAAGAAATAGACGTAAACGTCGTAATTTTATTAATTTCTAGCTTTTTAATATGGCTAAGAAGTCTAATAAGAATGGGA